AGTTTCTAATTCTTAGAAACCTTTTATATAATGAGGAGTATGTTCGTAAAGTAATTCCTTTTATCAAAGCAGATTACTTTGAGGACTATAATCAAAAGGTTGTATTTGAAGAGATTGTAAACTTCGTTGAGAAATATAATCAAACTCTTACGCAAGAAGTTCTTTGTATTGAGACTGAAAAACGTCAAGATATTAACGATTCTTCATTTCAGGAGATAACTAAGTTAATTAGTTCTCTAGATAATACACCCTCAGAATTTAATTGGTTAGTAGATACCACTGAAAAGTGGTGTCGAGATCGTGCTATATATTTGGCACTGATGGAATCAATCCAGTTAGCAGATGGAAAGGATGACACTAAAGGAAGGGATGCTATTCCTACTATTCTCAGCGATGCTTTGGCTGTGTCTTTCGATTCTAATGTAGGACACGATTACTTAACAGACTACGAAGAACGATATGAGTCGTACCATAGGAAAGAAGACAAGATACCGTTCGACCTCGAATACTTTGACAAGATTACAAAAGGAGGTCTTCCGAATAAAACTCTCAACATTGCTCTTGCTGGCACAGGGGTTGGAAAGAGTTTATTTATGTGCCATGTGGCTAGCAGTGTCCTCCTCCAAGGGAAGAACGTCCTCTACATCACTCTCGAAATGGCAGAGGAAAAGATTGCGGAGAGGATCGATGCTAACTTACTTAATGTTAATATACAGGACATAACAGATTTACCAAAGACAATGTTTGAAGACAAGGTAACTAACCTTGCTCAGAAGACTCAAGGCACTCTCATTATTAAAGAGTATCCCACTGCGTCTGCACATAGTGGACACTTTAAAGCATTGCTACAAGAGTTAGCATTGAAAAAGTCATTCAAACCTGATATAATATTCATAGATTATTTAAATATTTGTGCCTCATCAAGATACAGAGCAGGAAGTAATGTCAATTCCTACTCATTCATCAAAGCAATCGCAGAAGAATTACGGGGTCTCGCAGTTGAGGCGAACCTTCCGATTGTATCTGCCACTCAAACTACTCGTAGCGGTTACGGTAGTAGCGATGTGGACATTACTGACACCTCTGAATCTTTTGGACTCCCTGCTACTGCTGACCTTATGTTTGCCCTTATTTCTACAGAAGACTTGGAACCATTGAATCAGATAATGATTAAACAGTTAAAGAATAGGTATAACGATCCTACTGTTAATAAAAGATTTGTTATAGGAATAGATAGAGCAAAGATGCGATTGTATGATTGTGAACAAAATGCTCAAGAAGATATAGTTGATAGTGGTAGGGAAGAAGAATATGAAAATGATACTGCTGAGAAGTTTAAATCTAAAAAATCATTTGCAGAATTTAAATTTTAATGACTATTTGGCAAAACTACATTAGCACTTACAGGTCAATGCTACCCTGTAAGATTGAAAACTTATGGGCATCATGGCAAGCAAAGGGAACTTCCTTGAACGCTATAGATCATTCTCATCCATACTTACTTAAGTCTAGACAGGTGGATATCTGTGACGGTAAGAATGTAGATATCTTTAATTGTATAGCATATCCTAAAACAGGTAGTAACCTTCCTTGTTTTGGTATGGATTTGATGAAGTTTTCTCCAAAGAAAATTATCATAGTATTTGACTTCCAACATCCAACAGAGAATTTCTTATTTGAAGTTGATGGATTACCAAAGCATCAAGGCGATTACCGTTTCTTTGAACCAGGTAATCATTTTTCAAAAAACATTTATATAAGGTATGCAAATGAATATGAGATTGATGCTCATTTACCCATGTTTGAAAAATACTTGACTAAGTTCATAGATATGTTAGAATTAGAGAAACCAACTGGTAATGATACCAGTAAATATAAAGACTTTGATACTTACATGACTAAACTTGATCCAGTAGGAGGATTTCTTGCTGGTAAGTTTGGAGCAGATAAAGCAGACCGTCTTGTAAATGATTTCTTATTTTCTTATAAATGACTATCTATCCTTTTTATAGAGTCTTTACTGAAACAGGAGAACAGTATTGTGATTGTGGGTGGGAGAAACATGCACAAGAACTTATTCTTCTTAATAAAGGTGTGCAAAGATTATCTTATAGAAGAGTTGATGCTCCTAAACCTATCAATCCAGAGACAGTTGATGTTGGTGTAATTCCTGTTGAGGAACTACCTGGTCAACAAGGATTACCAAAAGCAGTGGACAGACTTCCTTTTGAACCAGAAGAAGAAGAACTTGGACTGCCACAAAGCGAACTTTACGAATTTTAATTATGTCTGTAGACACCGAAAAGTATCTTGATTTTGTTGCTGGAGTTACCAGTAAACCAAGTTCTGACCTTCCAACATTACTCTCTCGTATTACTGATTTAGATGTAGAATGTGATGCAGATGTACCACGTTTATTGACTGCTGCACTTGGACTGACTGCTGAGTCTGGTGAGTTTACTGAGATAGTAAAGAAGATGGTATTGCAGGGTAAACCATATAATGAAGAGAATATCTTTCATATGAAGAGAGAACTTGGTGATATATGTTGGTATCTTGCACAAGCATGTATGGCACTTGATACTACATTTGATGAAATCATTGAAATGAATGTAGAGAAATTAGAATCAAGATATCCAGGTGGATCATTTGATGTTCACCATTCAGAAAATCGTGTAGAAGGAGATTTATGAAGTACGCATTATTAAGTGTATCAAACAAAAGTGGTATCGTAGATTTTGCAACAGGATTAGTGAGTGCTGGATACAGTCTCATCTCTAGTGGTGGAACTTATAAGGTTATTAGTGCAGAAGGTATACCTGTAATGAGGGTATCTGACTATACTGGTTCACCTGAGATTTTAAATGGAAGAGTAAAAACTTTACACCCTAAGATTCATGGTGGTATTCTTGCTCAACGTGATAATGCTAGTCATGATTTAGACCGTAAGGTAAATCGTATTGAGTTGATTGATATTGTTGCAGTCAACCTATATCCATTCAAAGAAACAGTTGCTAAACCAAATGTAACTCTTGAAGATGCCATTGAGAATATTGATATCGGTGGTCCTAGTATGGTAAGATCCGCAGCAAAGAATTATAAAGATGTTGCTGTAATGACTAATCCTAATCAGTATGGTATTTACTTAGATTCAATCAAAGGTAACATATCAATTAAACCTGAGACTCTAAGAAGGCAATTTATGTTAGAAGCATTCAAACATACTGCAGAGTATGATACTGCTATCAGTGCGTGGATGTCTGAGAATGTATAAATACATTGAGAAGAACTAATGGTTTGCAATGGATTCTGCTAAACAGTTAAGAGATTTAAGTAAAATTTATATGGAAGCCGTCTATGGCGGTGGAAAGAAAAAAGATACCTCAATGGTGGTAACTAATGCTGATAAGAAAGCAAATACACCAGCATATCAGAATCTAAAGAAAGGTGTTAAAGGATATAAGGCTGCTGACCATATGAAAGAAGGGCATACTACGGATACAGAAGGAAATAAAAATTGTGGTTGTGGACAGAATCCTTGTGTAACTTATGGTGATAAAAAACTTACTCAAGTTCAGAAAGTAGAAGAAGGTAAGAAGGCAGCAAAAGATTATGATGGTGATGGTAAGATAGAATCTGGAACTGATGAGTATATGGGTTCTAAAGATAAAGCAATCAAAAAAGCATTAGGTAAAGAAGTTAAAGATCTTGAAAAAGCAGGTAATACTTTAAAAGGAAAGTATGTTGCCAAAGCAGATAAATTAAAAGGTGTTGGCGAATCAAGAAGATGGTGGGACGTTGATGTTATCGAAGAAGCAAAAGCAGAATCTCCAGAAGAAGAGGAAGAGAAGGATAAGGAAGATGATGATCTTTTTGGATCTCCTAATAAGAAAAAAAAGAAAAAGGGTCATGACTGTGCATCAAAGGTAAAGCACGAAGAGTATGGTATGGGAGAATGTATTAAAGAGATGCATACTCTTGATGAAGATGGAAACGTTTCTCACTATGATGTTCTATTTGGTCACGGTTTAGAAAAGAATGTAGACGCATCTACATTAGAAGTTTTGGAAGGTATGTATCACGAACATGCTATTAATCATGAGAAGAATATGGAATTGCAGGAGAAGCAAAAAGATACTCCTGATCAGGTAGCAGCAGTTATTGATATGTACAGGTCAAAGAAAGGAACTGACGAGGCAACAAAAGATAGTGAAGAAGGTAAGACGAAAGCTGCTAAGAAAGAAAGAGATTATGCTAAGTTTGAACGTGACAAGATGGCAAGAGATGCTCAGAAATCAGGTCATCCTTGGGAACATGCTAAAGGATCTACTACTGAGAAAGAAGGTAAAAAGAGTGTAAAACATGCTCGTGTTCAAGACTCTTATAATTGGCAGACAGAATCTGTTGAAGCAGAGAAGTATCTTGAGACAGTTAGTCAAGTTAAAGATGCAGAACTTCAGGCAGATATCAATCGTTGGGAGACATTACAGTCTAAAGGATTTAGTACTGAGGAAATTAAATCTGTTGCGTGGGAAGATTTTGATGAAAACTATCAGGCAATGAGAAATCCTGAGAAAGAAGAAAAGAAAGATACGAGAAGTGCAAAACAAAAGAGAATGGATTCTCCTGATAGAGGAATTAACTCTCCTGCATTTAAGGAGTTTATGAGACAGCAAGGAATGGGATAAGTGGCAACTAAAAGCACAGAAAAGAAAACCTCTTTAGAACCTTCAGAGGTTTTTTGTGCTGCTGGTTTATTGATTCCTACATCAAAAATAAATGAACTTGTAAAGGATAATACTGGTGGAGATTTAATAAGTTGGGCAGCAACAGAAGGATTAAAAGCAGTATCTAATGTTAAACCTCTTGACAATAGGTTTAAGCAAATGTTTTCAACTGCTCCTACTCTGAAAGATAAAAAAAGAAATGATTTAGTTGCTAATATTGTGGCAGGATTTTCTGCTGCAATAGGAGTTAAGAAATTTATTAAAAAGATGGGAGATAATGTAGATGTTTTACCTGCAGTTTATCTGACTGGTGCTCAGTGGCCTCAAGCAGTATCTGATTTTAGATTAAAAAATGAGGCAAGTGGATTTGATTATAACTCGTCAGATATGGTTGTAGAAGTTAATGACCATACTTACTATGGTATTTCTTTAAAGAAAAAGAAAAATGTAAAAGGTGCAGATCCTACAATTATTAATAAAGCATATTCTACATTCATAGATGGTCCTAAGTTTGAAAAACCAAGAGAAAAATTAAATAAGATACGACAGGAATATTTTCCAGAAGTTATACGGGAAGCACAGAGAGATGGAATAATTAATATTAAAGATTTGGAGAAGATGAGTAATGAGCAAATATGGAGTCATAAAGTTCAGGCTCCTAATGGGGGTAAGAAATATGATTTAATTAATATTAAAGGATTTAACTCTGATGATAAACCAGTGGATTTAAGTGATATTGAAGGTACTGTTGAAGGTAATACATTTTTTGATGCCACTAAGAAAGGTGAAGTAGGATTAAGGGATTATATTAATGCAGATCTTGCAAAAAATGATAATAAGTTATATCAGGGATTTAATAATATTATTCAAGACAATGCAGAATATTTTGCTGATAGTTTAATTGATATTGTCTTAAAGACTAAAATGCAAACAAAACTAAAAGCAAAGGATATTGGTAATATGTTTTTTGAGTTTGCGTTAGTGACTGGATATGCAGATTATTCTCCCAATAAAAAAGATCCTAGTAAAGATAAGTTAGTATTAAAACCTGCAAAAGTTATACCTCAACATACAATACTATGTGGTTTAGCAAATCTAGCAGGGAATAAAAAACCATATAAGATGGAATTTGATAAAGCACAGAAGGAGGCCACTAATGCAGCAAAAATATTTTATAAGTTATCAAAGGATGGAACTACCATTTTAGATTTACAGTTAAGATATAAGGGAGATTTTAAACAACAACCACAATTCTTTGCTACTTTATCTGATGATTTTATTATTCAGATGCAAGATGATTGTATAATCGAGAAATAAAAGTACACTAAATATAAGTATGAAAAGTTTTTTCCAATTTTTAACTGAGGCAGGTACTTCGCAAGCAGCTACACAAGCAGCGAAGTTAAATCTCAAGAGTGATGGTCACGGGTCATGGTTAGATTCCCGTGGAAATCTCGTTGCGACTACTGAAAACGGGAAATTAAAGTTTACTACGAAGAAGATAAAACCTAAACCAGAAGGTCCAGTTCAGCAGATGGCAAAACGTCGTGCTGATGATGATCTTGCAGGTGCTCCATTGCAGAGGAAAGAAGCACCTAAACCTAAGAAAG